CCTGCAGTGCCTTGTAGTCCGCCGTACCGCTACGACCCGCCTCAAGCAGGTCCACTTCCATTGCCTTGGGCATGATGATGCCGCTGTCGGTCTGGATGGCGCGGGTCGCGCCCAGCAGCCTGTTCCGCTCTTCCGCAGTGGCGTTCTCGTCGTACTTGCCCACCGCCGTGGGCATGCCGAACTTCTCCAGGAAGATCAGCCAGAACTTCAATCCATTGCGCTTGAACAGCACTGGCCAGTACAGCCAATGCGCCAGGCCGAGGCCGTAGGGCTCATCGTCATGATCGGCGCCGGCGCAGTAGTTCCAGAAGTATGGAGCCGGCGCAGGGATACCCTCAGCCATGTGGGACTGAGTGAGCAGGCGCAGATCGCCATCCTTGCCGAAGCGGAAGCGCCGGCGGTTCCGCACCTTGATCGCACTGATCGCGATACGGTTCCCGTCAGCCTTGTAGATGATCTCTGCCGGGGCGTAGCCGTAGAAGACACCGAAGTGCATCTTGCGGGTCACGTTATCCCAGCCGATGTCGTGGAGCTGATCGCGTAGATGATCCGCTGCTGCGCGGTCAATCGCGCGCTTTCCACCTGGCTCAACCTGCCATTCGCAGGCGACCACTGAGTCCTGGCGCGAGCCAAACGTCGCCTTGACCTCGGGATCAGAAAGCACCTGCTCGTAGATCTGCAAGTCGTAGCCGCCGCGATTGCGCAGCACGCTGTCGAACGGAAGCATCAGTGGCCCGGTGTAGCCGCGGGTGATGTCCATTCCATCCGCAGTGGTGGCCACCTCGCGGTTCAGTTCAGGGCGGGCGGTGGTCATGCGAAGCCTCCAAAATCATTGCCACCCGACACAGTGCCGAAGCCTCTATCGGAGGTGGTTGCTACAACTCCATCATCAAGCGCCTCGCCCACGTACACGCGCTGCCCGGTCGACTGGAACTCGATCGAGCCACGGGGCACATGATTCAGCGCCGCGAACTGCATCAGAGCGCCAGCGATAGCGCCGTCGCCGTGGCGCACCAGGTCGGCATCTTGCAGATCCTTGCGCTCCAGTTTGGGGACCATCGGGATGCCATCGACGTACTCGACCGCTCGGTGGTCATCCTCCAGCGAGGCATCCCTGGGAAGGCTGATGAAGCCGTCTTCGAATAGCGCGATGTACTTGGGCATCCACTCGCCGTACCAGGGGCGCGACAGTGTCACCTCGTGGATGGGGCCGCCCTTGTAGCGCCCGGTCTCCTTGTCCAGCTCTGCCCTGCCGTATCGGTCGCCGGTGTACTCCATCAGCGTCTGGCCGGGGCCGGTGGCATCCCCAGCAAACGACCAGCGCCCTGCAGCATGCGCCTTCAGAAAGTCCAGCAGCGCCCACAGGATCTGCTCCTGCTGGCGGGTGGGAGCATTGGCCAGCTCGATCAGGAACGGCACCACGCGGCGCAGATCCTGCTCGATTCGCGCGGGCATAATGACCGAGAAGTGGCGATGGCGGGCGAAGTCCATCCCAACCGCCCAACGGCCCGTGAATGCCTTGGCGGCCGCCCTCAGTGCCGGCATCAGCTGCGTGGCAATCCAGGACGCGCACCACACCTCGCGCTCTTTCTCGGGGCGCTTCGGGAAGTCGTCATCGAAGACGATCCGCAATACCGGCCGGGTCTCCGCCATAGCGCGGTCCAGCCACACCGAGGGAATGGCCGAGCCATCGCCGTCGCGCGGGATGACGTCCAGCTCCTCACGCATCGCGGCCTTACGTGGACCGTAGGCGGAACGGATTGCGTTGTACCACTCGCGCTTTCCATCCGGCGTGGCGGTCTTGCCGCGCATGGCGCAGGCCCGCTCGTAGAGGCCGTTGGCCACGGCATCGTCGAAGCTGATCCGGATTACCTTCGCCTTTGCACCGTAGCGCCCTGCACGAATGTCCTGCACCAGCTGGTTGAACGGGTTCTTCTTGCCCCGGTGCGTTGACCATACCCGGATGCGACCGCCCCAGATGAGCAGTGCAGTGGCAGACTCCAGCACCTTGGCGACGTCCTTGTGGAGCGCCGCTTCATCCAGGTCGACCACGCCCTGCAGGCCGTGGATATTCTCCGGACGCGAGGACAGGGCGGTGACACGGAACCCGCTGGCGAAGCGGACGCGGAACGCCTGGATCTGGCGGCTTGTGCCGTCAGGCGCCTGGTCCTGGAAGATGTGCTGTTCAACACGTGATGCCTGCCCGCGCGCGATGATCGGCGCGAACTTGGCAACGTAGCCAATGAACTCCAGACCTTTCTCTTTCGTGTCGGCCATGTACCACACGTTGTCGCCGCCGGCTTCCTTGGAGGAAGCGGCGGTGATCGTGTCGGTCAGCGCCTGGGCGAAGGTGATGCCGGTGCGACGCCCCTTCTCACATACCGCAATATCGAGCCCTTCTTGCATCCGGATCCATTCGGACTGGTGGGCCATCAGTACGCCGGCCTCACGCGGGTCGAAGTTGGACGAGATGGTGCGGACGCTCTCTGGAAGGTCATCCCAATCCAGAACGCGCTCGGTATCCGGCAGCGGCGTCATCTCGGACACTTAGCCGACTCCCTGCAGGACGGTGTTCCGCCAGAAGGCAACGTCGTCGGCGCCAAGGCCGCGCGCACGTGCCGCGTCCTCCACTCGCTGCGAGGCCTCCTGAAGCGCTTTCTCCCGCACCTCAGTTGCCCACTTGTGGCGGTTCACGCTGGCACGGCTGAGGGTGGCGATGTTCTTGGCCGCCTTTCCCAGGAGCGCGATGCGCTTGCCAGGATCCTTCCCTTCTTCGTCACCCTCTTCCAGCTCCTGCAGTGCCAGCAGCGCGTCGAAGATCTCGGTCTGCACGATGCTGATGATCGCGTTGCTGCGCTCGTCGGCATCATCAGGCGCTGCCTGGCTGATCAGGCGCGCCGCTTCGGTGCTGGCCTTGACGGCGGCAAGGCGCCGCTCCAGCTTCTGGCCATAGGCGCCGACGGCGCTCTTGCCGATGCTGAAACCCTTCTCCGTGAGCCATTCGGCCAGCCCGACGTACCCGCCGAAGCCGGAGGCAATCAGGCGGGTATCCAGCTCGGCACGGATGTCCTGGGGAAGCTGATCGATCTTGCTGGCCGGGGGCATGGTGTCACCAGTACCGTTCGGGCCGAGCGATGCCGGGATCGCACTGCGCGGTGTACTCGGCGATATCGGTGCCGAGGCGGGTCATGTCGGCATGCCAGCGCCCGTCCGGGCGCTTGTCCAGCTCGATCATGCGGCGGTCTTCCAGGTAGTCCAGGGCGCGACGCACCTCCAGCTGGGTGGCATCGGGATACAGGGCGTGCGCGATGCTGAGGAGGATCTCCTCGTAAGCACCGTAGGGTGCCGCGTTGTGCAGACCCAACAGCATCACCCAGCGCAGGTTCTCCCGCCGAACTTTGTCCATGTCCAACTTAATGCTCACGTCTTGCTCCTTGGATCTGGATCGACTTGATCTCTGAGTTGATCGCGTCGAGCTTCGCTTCAATCACCGTCTGACTGCGGATGTGGTCGTCCCTTCGCACGTACTTTTCCGCCAGTTCTGCCCGCAGCCCCAGCAGATCCACTTCCTGCTTTCGCCAGCCATCGGCGGCCTTTTCAAAGCCCGCCATGCGCTGATCGATGCTGGCCTTGACCTGGCTGATTCCCCACTTCACCAGGCCCAGCAAGGATCCGAGCAGGGCAATAGTCAGCGAGAGGACGTGCCACAGTTCCAGCTCGATCTTCATTTCGTGGCGTCTCCGCCACTGAGATTGGGTTGTGACATTTTTTTGGCGCCGCCGAGCCGTCCCGATGTGGCGCGGTCATCGTTGGCCCGCTGCAGCAGCTGCTGCCACGCGGCCTCTCGCACGATCGCGTCGATCGCGCATGGAGTGAGCGTGCCGTCCTGCAAGCGGCACAGCGGCTGCGGCGGCATCGGGGCCTGCAGCGGATCGGTGAGTGCCGGGGGCAGTTCGACGTAGACGAGGACCGGCCACTCGACCAGTTCAGTGCGGGTCAGCGGTTGCTTGGTCTCCCCACAGCCCGCGAGCAAGAGCAGCGCACACAGGAGTGGTGCGAAGCACGTTGCAGTCTTCATCGGAATCCACCTTCTTGGTCAGGGTCTGCTGGCGCTGGGCCGCCAGGCGTTCGAGTTGAGCGATGCGATCTGCACGAGCATCCAGTTCGGCGATTGCTGCGCGCTGCTGGTCCAGCTTCGAATCTGCCTCCCGTTTGAGTGCGGCCCGCAATGTGGCAACGGCATCGGCGTTGCCGGCGGCGACGTTGCGCGCGGTGTCGCGCTCCGCGCTGAGTGCGATGACCTGGTCGGACAAAGCGTTGACCCGATCGAGCTGGCTTCCCGCGCCCCACCGGTGGCCCAGCCAGAGCCCCAAGAAGAAGGCGGCAGCCACCACGGCCAAGGCGAACCGCACCACGACCGGACCCGTGGCAGCACCCACGACGTGCTTGGCGGTCAGGTGCGGGTTCACGCGCTCACCGCCTTGCGGGCACGGCGCAGGCGCCACCAGGTGTAGATGCTGGCGCTGGCGAGTGCCATCACGCCGACCGCGATCGCAAGACGCAACCAGCTGGGCATGCCGGTGGTGGCCTGCGCCACAGCATTGACCTGCTGGATCGCCGGCAGCACGCCCTGGATGACCGGCTGCAGCTGCTGTGCGGCCTCCACGGCGGCCATCGTGCCGCCCGCTGCGGCTGCAGTAGCAGCTGCCGTGGTGACCGACGCAGGCACGGCAACCAGTGGCTTCGCGCCGGGGTTGACGACGCCGGCCAGGCGCAGACCCTCCTCGATCACGTCCGCGCTGTAAGGCTGCTGGCCGTTCTCGTGGCGAATGATGGCCTCGATCATCGGGCGCATGCGACGGTATTCGTGGGTGTTGATGAACTGGGTCGGGGCGACACCGACGGCCCCCGCCACGGCGCCAACGTAGGCGTCGGTGTTGTTCTCGCTCGG